ACAGCGTTTGTGGTGGTGGTGGTGGTGATGGTGGTGCAGTACCTACGAAAAACGCTAAAAAATCGCAAAGTATTTCCGAAATCAGCACCCCCCCCCAATGTAAAAATATGGGTTTCCCACGTGGGTCGGCGACGCCATACCATACCATAACCCACCACCTCCTATTATCTGATAAAATTTTATAACTTTGTAGCTCACTAAAACAAATGATTATGCACGGAAAATTTAAAAGTATTTACAGCTTAATGGATGACGGTCTAACTGTAAAAGATGGTAGATTAATTAATAATAGACCTAACTGCAAGAATGGAATTGAGAAAGCTGCGGAGTTAAGAAAGTCTATAAAGCGAGCTGAGAAGATATCAATGATATCTGAAGGGGTTGCATTAGGAGACATGAAAGCAGAGATGAGAGAAGAAGGAATGGGTATGATGATGACTTTTAAGGGTAGAAAGTCATAATCGACACTACTTTGTGTCGTTTTTAGTGTCGTTTTTATTTTTGTAACTAATTGATTATTAATACTTTATTCTTTAAATGTCGATTATGTCGATTTTAAAGAGAAAATACAGTGAAAGAAATACATATATATTATATAAATATATATATATATATAGGGAAAAATTAAATTGACATTCTATTATTTTAAAAAAGATATTATTATTACAATTTAGTTTATATCTTTGCATCAACAATTTAATTAAATAACAATATGATAGATAGTGCAGGGTACTCACCCAAGAACTTACATTTCGGCGAAGAAGGTCGAAAGAAACTAATCAAAGGAGTTACGACAATGTCTAATGCTGTTAAGAGCACATTAGGACCGGGCGGTAATACTGTTCTAATAGAATCGGTTAATCACTTGCGTGGTATAACTGTCACTAAGGATGGTGTAACTGTTGCTCGTTCTATTGACTTATTAGACCCTGTTGAGAACCTTGCTGTAAGAATGATGAAAGAGGCAGCGGACCAAACGGCAACGAGTGCCGGAGATGGTACGACTACAGCGATTGTATTAACAGAGTCTTTAGTATTAGGTGGTCTAGAGTTAATAACTGACAAGCACAATAGAACAGAGGTTCTGCGAAACATATCGGAGATAACTGCAAAGGTGGTGGATAAGTTAAAGGAGAAGTCTATAGATGTAACGGATGATATGATTGTTGATGTTGCAACTATCTCTGCAAACAATGACAGAAGTATTGGAACGATAATCGCGGATGTATACAATGACGTTGGTAAAACCGGCATGGTGACTGTTGAGCGTTCACAGACTTCTGACACTTATTCAGAAACAACAACAGGAATAAAAGTAGACAGGGGATATGGCTCTCCATTGTTCATAAACGACCAAAAGCGTGACGAGTGTATATTTGAGGACACTATGATACTAGTAGCTGATGTGGACATAAACAGTGTTCTTCAGATAGAGAACGTGTTGAAACCAATCATCAATGAAGGTAAGAAGTTATTAATCATAGCACCTTGCAATGCAAATGTTTTAAATACATTGGCGGCAAATGTTATGAAGGCTAACTTAAAGATATGTGTAGTAGCTCCTCCAAACTTTGGATACAAGCAACACGAATTAATGCAGGATATTGCCATTAGCGTTGGAGCTACTTATTTCAGTGAAGGAACGGGAGATGATTTGAGTCATATCACTTATGATGACTTGGGACATGCTTCAAAGGTAATTGTTGGTCGTGATAAGACGGTGATATTAAAGTCAAACGAAAACATAAACCAATCTGAGATTGACGAGCGTGTAAAGCAATTGTGGGATGCTCATAAACTAGCAAAGCAAAAGAATGACAAAGACTTTATTGTTGAACGCATCGCATCTCTAACAGGTGGTATAGGTGTAATCTTTGTTGGTGGGAATACTGACTTGGAGCAAAAGGAGTTGTATGACCGAGTTGATGACGCAGTCTGTGCAGTACGTTCCGCTTTAGAGGAGGGTATATTATCAGGTGCAGGGAAGTCATTGTACGAGATAAGCTTCGATAAAATACTTGGCGATAAATTAATTAACGAATATGACATAGCATGTAAGATATTTAAGGCGGCACTACAAGAGCCATTAACTCAGATACTAAGAAATGCAGGGTTGTCTGTTGAAGATATTTACAACGGCGAAGAAGCGGATGGCTTTGGATACAACTTGAAGACAATGGAGATGGGTGACTTAATTTCAATGGGGGTTATTGACCCACTAAAAGTTACTCGAAGCGCACTGCAGAACGCTGTAAGTGTAGCAACTACAATACTAAGTACAAACGCTATTATTACAATGGCAAGGACATATGAGTCACAATAATTGCAGGAAGTGCGATAAAAAGTTTGTTCCTAAAAAGGGAACGATAAACTATTGTAGTCTATCTTGCAGGAACTCAAGGGTTTTTTCAGAGCAAACAAAAGAGAAGAAGAGTTGTATAACCAAAAGAAAGTGGTTAGATGGTTCTTATTCTTTAGTTGATTGGGACAACGTGAACAATAACGTAGAGAAAATAAGTAAGTCTTTTGGTGTTTGGGAAAAAAAAGCTTACGATAGACTCTTTAATGGAGAGAAGTTACACATACAAACCTTAAGAAAGTTATTAATAGGAGATGTGGAGAATTGTTGTGAGTTGTGTAACACTTCAGAATGGTTAGATAATCCAATAACACTTGAGATTCATCACATAGATGGCAACAATAAGAACAACGAGTTAAAAAATTTACAAATACTTTGCCCGAATTGTCACTCACAAACGGACAACTATAGAGCTAAAAACATAAAAAAGAAAACAAAATGCAACCAATTGGAAAATACATTGTAGTAAAAAACATTGACGAAGAGATTAAAACTGAGTCGGGATTGATTTTATCGGGCGAGGATGCCAATCAACTGAGATACAAACGCGCTGTTGTGCAAAAGTCAGGCACAGATGTGTTGGTTATTAACGAGGGTGATGAGATATATTACGACAAGGGTCGTAGTTTCACCATGATAATAAATGACATTCAGTGTACAGTAATCACCGAGAACGATGTAGTGGTGGTATTATAGTTTATTTACTGTCCTTTCCTTACCTTTAAAGGACTTGTTCATTTCCATAATCATATTGCGGTATACCTTGTCGGTATACTTCACATTTTTCTCAAACATAGTGTTGCCACTACCCATTGGTATCTCCTCACCGCTAAGTTTTTTGTATATTGAGGTAATCATCCTACTTGTTTTGTATGGCAGCTCATATATCGCCCTACTTCCTTTAAATCCTCTACGAAATACAACTATCCACCCATCTCTTAGCAGGGTGTCGAACCTATTTACGTTCCAACTAACAAGTGCATCAAACTCTTTAAACTTATCTTTTGTAAAGTACTGTTCAGAGTATAAGAAAAGCAGTATATCAAGGTCTGCTTGTGTAAGTCCGTATTTATTTTTTATGTAGTATCTTATTACACGCCAATATTTTAAATAATCATTACCTATTTTTTTCATTTTATTAAATTTTATTTTATTACTTTTGTAAAGTTAATAAATTAAAGTACGCAAAGTGAGAAAAAACGGAGAGTCAAAAGGATTTTCTCAAGAAGAGAAGGATGCAATGGCGATGAAAAATGAAGCTATTGATAAATTAACTTCTCTTATAAGAGAACAAAAAATAGAGTCAGGATATAAAAAAGTAAATGACGATGAATTAATGAATCCATATGCAGAAACTTACCGTAAAAACAAAAAAAAATAAACTAAAATGGCAAAAGATAAATTAGTTAAGACAACTGCAGAGCAAGAGAAAACTCCTGCTGAAAAGCTTGCATTTAATAACGCTGCTATTGAAGCACTTAAAAAAAACGCTGCTATAAGAGATGCAGAAAGAATAAAAAAGAAAGCTGATAGGGCTGCATTATCTGCAAAGCTTCGAGCAAATAGAGATACAGGAAGTACCGGTAGGACTAGATTAGTAGGACTATCAACTTTTAACCGACCTTTTACAGGCGATGGACTACAAAGCTAATGGCAACTAAAGAAAACATGAAGTGCAATAGTCCTGTTCCTTCAAACAGAGCGGGCAAAAAGAAAATGGTCAAAGCATGTAGCAATGGCACAGAGAAACTGCTACACTTTGGAGCAAAGGGCTATGGTAACAACTATAGTGCTGCGGCAAGAAAAAGTTTTAAGGCACGACATAGTTGTGATACTGCAAATGACAAACTAACACCAAGATATTGGGCCTGCAAAAATCTATGGGCAGGGCCGGGTGGTTCAACCACAAGCAATCCAAGTAATCGAAGAGGTAAATACTAAATGAAAAGAGTTGAACTTTTAATTTCTCAAGAAAAAGAGACTGCATTAACACTAAGTTTAGCAGAAGACTTACTAAAAAAAAATTTTAACGCAACCAATACTGTAATAGTAACAGTATCTACAGATTACTCCTCTAACGTAGGGCAATTATTACGCCACGCACTTAGTTGTCATGGTGAGATTTGTGATGGCTTTGGTGTAGACGTACCTTATCCTGATGAGTCTTGGGATGAAAACCATATATATGAGCTAATAAAACTACTTGACCTTTATTCTTATAAACTTAAAGGCAAAAAAATACTATTTGTAGAGGCCGGTGTAATAAGAGGTGGCAACTATACTTTTTTATCAAATTTTATAGAAGAATATTTAGGCATAAAAAATAATGTATTTTATTTATCTTTGTTTGAAAACCAAAGTTCAATATTTAAGTCTGACTTTGTTGGTGAGTATTACGACAATGAAACTCAAGACTTAACATTTTGGTGGGAAGAAGAAAATAATCATTGGATATGAAAGACGCTTGTTATAAAAAAGTAAAAGCACAATATGATGTGTTCCCATCTGCAAGAGCTTCACAGGCTATTGCAAAATGCAGGAAAGGTTCGGGTGCTGTTCGAAAGACAGAGGCAGGAACATCTTTAAAGAGGTGGGAAAAAGAAAAGTGGACTGATACCAAATCAGGTAAGGCATGTGGTGCAGGAGGCAAGAATGAGTACTGCAGACCAAAAGTAAAAGTTTCTTCACAAACCCCTAAAACAATTTCTGAGATAAGTCCATCTAGGTTAAGTGCCAAGAAAGCAGAGAAATCAAGAGTTGGTATGGGCAGAAAAGTTTCAAAGGTATAGAGATATACTAGTAACCGAAAAGGTAAATATTAATAAAAATAAATAGTATCTTTGTAAAAATAATAACCTAAAAACAAAAAAAATATGAGCACAATTAATGTAGACGTTGTAAATCCTGAGACGGGATATCAATTATTAGTAAACACAGTTCATTTAAGAAGAATGAATGATTCAAGTGGCAGTCCTTCTAATTTAATTATAGGACTTCCATCAGTCAATGCTGCTTCAATGCCCGGAAATCAAAATACTTTTATTGGTGGTGGTAATCCGGCCTCAGCAGCTACGGGTAACACAGTAATAGGACCTTTTGCGGGAGGTTTAAATTCGGGGAATAATAATACTATAATGGGAAATGCTAGTGCATTAAATTTAACAACAGGTGCTGAAAATGTTGCTATAGGTACAAAAGCCATGGGGCAAAATACTACAGGTCTCAAAAATACTTGTATTGGAAGTTTTGCAGGAGCTAATTTTTATGGCGGGATTGGATTTGATGGTGGTATAAATACCACTCTTATTGGATTTAATGCACAGCCTGCTACAGTAAGTGCAAGTAACTCAATTACTCTTGGTGACTCAAATATTGCTGTACTTAGATGTGCAGTTACATCAATTACTTCATTGTCTGATGCTAGAGATAAAAAAGAAATAGTTGAACTTCCTGTAGGTCTTGATTTTGTAAATACTCTTAAGCCTGTATCTTTTGTATGGGATGATAGAACTGAAGATGGTAAACATGACATTAAAGACTTTGGATTTATTGCACAAGATTTAAAGAAATCTCAAGAGGATGCAAAGTTAGCAGAAACTTTAAAATTAGTTTACGAAGAAAATCCTGAGAAATTAGAGGCTAGTTATGGTAAACTTATACCAATCTTAGTTAAAGCTATACAAGAATTATCAGAAGAAGTTAAACAATTAAAAAAATAAATAAATAATAACCTAAAAAAACAAAAAATTATGAGCACAATATCAAGTGGAACAAGATTTATTGGAATATCTCCAAATGTAAATCTAACAGAAAGAAAATCAGCATTAATTAATAATGAAACTGAACCATTTACAATTGAAGACATTGCGGATACGGTTAGCGGCGGTGGTATTTACGCAAATGCATTTACTGCTGTTGGACCTATACTTGCAGACATAACATTACCTCAAGGAGGAACATTTAATTATCCATCTCCATTAAGCATAGGTTTAGGATTTACTTTAACTATTCCTTTAGGTACAACGCTACATGTAATTTAAATTTTTAAAAAAATCAAATCAAATGGGAAAGACTAAAGGAATGGGTGATGTTATTGAAAAGATAACAAAAGCAACAGGAATTAAAAAATTAGTAGATACTGTTTCAAAAGCAACAGGAAAAGATTGTGGATGTGCTAAAAGAAAAGAAGCGCTAAATAATCCTAACCTACTTGTAAATAAAATGTTTAACAATAAAAAATAAAAAAATGAAAAAAGTAGCTAAGGTAACAAAGAAGACAGCTTTTGATATTAAGGAAGCGAGTAATCAAAAATTAACGGCAAGTGCAAGAAACAACTATGCGAAAAACGCACAGGCAGCTATGAAAAATACTAAAAAAAAATAAGCTATGCCAAATTTAAAACTTCAGGTAAGTAGAGCATTAAGTGTTATACCTTCGCAAAATACAAATATTCCAATGCCTAGTGTTATTGTAACTAGTCTAGCAACAGCGACTACTGCAAATAAACTTGTAGATTCAACAAAGAATTTTTCTTCAGTTGGAGTTAATCCATTAAATGTACAAGTTGGAGATACCGTATATAATAATACACTTTCAAGCGCAGCAACTGTTACAAATGTAGATAGTGCTACGCAGTTATCTTTAAACTCAAATATAATGTTATCAACAAATACTTATACATTATATTCAGGCACAAATATCCCCGGCTCAATTGAACCATGTGTATTATATGTTGGTACAGGAGGTAACCTTAATGTTACTACTGCAGGAGGTGATGTTGTAAATTTTGTTGGAATAGCATCAGGTACTTTTTTACCTGTACAAGTAATAAGAGTAAATTCAGCTTCAGCCGCAGATATTATAGCCCTTTGGTAGATGATACAAATAGGCATAAACATAGCGGTAAAAGGGGCAGGAATATCAGGTCCACCACCTGCACCTGTTAATTCTACTCCACCTGTTATCAGTGGCACTACTACACTAGGTAGTGTACTCACTACTACAGATGGGACTTGGACTAACTCACCTATTAGCTATACCTATCAATGGAAGCGAGGAGCTACTAACATAGGAACGAATGCATCTACTTATACTTTAGTTATAGCAGATTCAACTGCAGCCATTACTTGTGTAGTGACAGCTACCAATGCATCAGGCTCTACACCTGCTACTAGTAACACAATAACAGCAGGGAATTATGCACCTGTTAATACTGTAGCACCTGTAGTGACAGGCACTCCTGCAGTAGGCAGTGTACTCACTACTACAGATGGTACATGGATAGGTAGTCATACCTTTACTTATCAATGGTATACTGTAAGTACAGCTTTACCAATAGCAGGAGCTACATCAACTACCTATACACTACAGCAGACTGATGCTGATACTGAGGTATATTGTGAAGTTACAGCTAATAATGCTGCGGGCACAGGAACAGGTAATAGCAATAGTTTCTATATCTATGATGCCGATTACTATGTAGTGTACACTACTTTATCAATTAATGTTGCTAGTTATGCTCAAAGTCAATTACAGAACAGATTAATGTTAGACATTAAAGCTGCAGGAGCTTGGGCTAAACTAGATACATTCTTTGTATTTGCTACTGATGGTGATGAGTACTATGCTGCACTAGATTGGAAAAATCCTAATCAGCTTGCTTCTAATATAGGATGTGTTTTTAATATAAATCAAGGTTTTGTAGGAGATGGTTCTAGTGCATTCTTTGATACACAATTTGACCCATATAATACGGGTATAAACTACCAACAAGACAATGCATCTAGATATTTCTTTCCTTATGCTTTTGTAGGTGCGGGGCCTATGGATGGTCTTTTAGGTGCTGAAAATAGGATGCTATTAAATAATACTATTGAACAGAGAATTAATCAGGATAATAGTGATTTATCAGGACCATTTGAATATACAAATACAGTAGAGCCTAAGTCTATACATAGAACTTCTGTAACTAATATCCGACTATATAATGGGACTGTAGCTGAGAATAGGACTGCATTTTCTGCTGTACCTTTTAGTGAGACACAAAGGATACTAACATCAGATAGTGTTTATGCAACCCATACTGTAGCGGCATATGCTATGGGAGCTAGTATGACAGCTGAGAATACAGCTTTTATAGCAGCGTGGAATACTTACATAACATCTATATAATGAAAGGTAACTATTTAGCAAGTTTATATTTTATTTCGGGTTATATAACTTCAATGTTTATGATGTTTCAAGGTCAAGAATACTACATTGTTTTTGGTGGAATAACATTATTTTTTTATTTAACATTCAGTATTACTGAAGCTTTTGAAGAACTAGACTTATGAAAACACAACTATCTTTATTAATACTATCTATACAACAAGAACTATTGACACTTATCTCTATATGCTTTGCATTCTTTTTACCAATAAGTGGTATTCTTATAATGATAGGAGTACTAATTATCATTGATACTTTTACAGGTATTTGGAAAGCTAATAAATTAAAGGATAAAATAACTAGCAGAAAGCTATCAGCTATCATTAGCAAGTTAGCACTCTATGAAGTTACTGTGATTATGTTCTTTTTGATAGACCAATTCATACTAAATGATATCATACTTACATTCTTTAGTGTACCATTTATGCTCACTAAAGTAGTGTCATTGGTATTGGCAAGTATAGAAGTGATGTCTATTAATGAGAACTACAAAGTAGTGAAAGGAATAGACCTATGGCAGTCAATGAAGTTACTATTTGCAAGAGCGAAAGACATCAAAGACGACATAAATAAAATTAAATGACAACACAACAGGCAACAAAAAAATATGGTACTGCTAATATAACAGGTGCAGGTTACTTGGTAAAAATTAAGCTGCCATATCCTATGCGTATTGCTTGGGACTTAGACAGCTCGGTAAATTCTATGATGTGTCACAAGTTAGTAGCTGATAATTTCACAGCTGTATTTAATGAGCTTCTAGCTACTTATGGATACGATAAAATTAAGGAGCTAGGAATAGACTTATTTGGTGGCTGTTTTAACTATAGGAAGATGAGGGGTGGAAATGCTTTGTCTATGCATTCATGGGGAATAGCCATTGACCTAGACCCTGCAAGAAATCTACTCAAAGAATCATCGAAAACTGCAAGATTTGCTAGACCTGAATACAAGGCAATGATAGATATATTCTACAAGCATGGGTTTATATCTTTGGGTAGAGAGAAGAACTACGATTGGATGCACTTTGAAATAAAAGAATAATGGCTAAGATAAAATTAGAAATAACAAAAAAGGTTAAACCTAAAGTTAAGCGTACAAACGTACATGCAAAAAGCAAGACTTCTAAATTGAAGTCAAGTAAAAATTACAAGAAAATTTATTCAAGACAAGGAAAATGAGAAATTTTTTAGCCGGCACAAAAACAGGAAAGTCAAAGACAGCAAAGTATTATCAAGAACATCCTGAAGCGAGAAAAAAGAAAGTGAAGTATGATATGAAGTATCATGACACTGAAGAGCGTAGGAAATACCGAAGAGACTTAGAGCGTACTAATAGAAAAAATGGTACAAGTGGAAACCACGATGGTATAGACAATGCGCATGTTTCTAAAAACAAAACAGTTCCTCAATCGCAATCTAAAAATAGAAGTGATAAATCAAATAATTTCTTTAAAAAATAAAACATGTTTAGAATATTATTATTATTATTTGTGTTGTATGGTTGCTCTGCGCAGTACCATTTAAACAAAGCAATTAAGAAAGGTTATACATGCGAACAAACAGGAGATACTATTCGTATAACGACGTTAGATTCCATCCCTGTTATCATAAATGATACAATAGTGTGGGAAAAATTCATCACTACTAAGGATACCATTATTAAATACAATACAGTCTATGTTCCTAAGACTAGACTAGAGAAAAGAATAGAGTATAAGTTAAAGGTTAAAACTATATACAAAGACAGAATAGTTGAGAAGGCTCAAGCTAAAGCAGAAGGCAAAAAAAATCAACCAAAAAAGAATTTATTTTGGATTGGAGTTTTAGTAGGAGTATTAATTTCATTGCTTTGGAAAATATTTGTTAAAAAAGTATTACATTTGTAACTAACTTAAATTAAATAAAATGAAAGACAATAATATTCAAGACATTATTTTTGCAACAGAAGAAGAATTAAAAAACATTAGAGAAATGAATTCTGATTTTTCTAAGGCAAAAATGAATCTCGGTGATTTAGAATTACAGAAGCAAAGCTTAATAAAATACATAGATAGTATTAAGGATGTGTTTTCAAAGCACGAAAAGATACTAATGGAAAAATATGGCGAAGATGCTGTAATAAACATTGAGACAGGAGAAATAACTAAAAAACAATAAAGCAAAATGGGAAAAATAAGTACATATACAGTTTTATCAACACCTACATTAAACGATAAATTAATTGGTACTGATGTAACCACAAATAATGAAACTAAAAATTTCTTAATTAGTGATTTATTAGCTTTAGGTGTTGGTGGGGTAGGTGCAACAGGTCCTCAAGGCCCTCAAGGAATAGCAGGAGTTACAGGCGCTCAAGGAGCAGCAAGTACAGTAGCAGGCCCTATAGGTCCACAGGGTCCTCAAGGAATAGCAGGGATTGTGGGTGCTCAAGGTTCAACAGGGGCGACAGGTATTCAAGGTTCAGTTGGACCAATAGGTCCCGCGGGATTAAATTGGCAAGGAACTTATTCTGCTTCAGGTACATATGTTCTAAATGATGCCGTTGGATTTGGAGGTGCTTCTTACTATAATATTTTAGCATGTTCTTCATGTGCGGGCAACCCATCTTCAAATACTACAAATTGGGCATTGTTAGCAAATATTGGTGCAACCGGAGCAACCGGAGCAACAGGCCCACAAGGCATTCAAGGTTTAACGGGTGCAACAGGGCCTCAAGGAGTAATAGGAGCGACAGGAGCAGCAGGGGCTCAAGGTATTCAAGGTATTCAAGGACTAATAGGAACACAAGGGCCTCAAGGAGTAATAGGAGCGACAGGGGCAACGGGTTTAACGGGAGCAACCGGAGCAACAGGTTCTACAGGTTCTACAGGCGCAACAGGAGCAACAGGAGCAACAGGTCCTCAAGGCCCAATAGGTCCTCAAGGAGCAAGCACAGGAGGAAATCTTGGTAAATTACTTGGAGGAGGAATAGTTGTAGCAGAATGGAATGAAAGTGGAGTTCAAAAAGCTCTTATAGCAAGTTTAACTACTTTAGGGGGACTTAGTGGTTTTCAATGGACAGTGCCTGCACAATTTAACAATTGGATTTCAACTACAAGTTATTCAGATGGTCTTACAAATACTAATGCAATTATAGCACAGACAGGAGCCCCTGCTACTACAGCTTATGCTGCAGGAGCAGCAAAATTGTATAATGGGGGTGGTTTTAATGATTGGTATTTACCTTCAAATTTTGAGTTTGGCCTGTGTTCTAATTCTGCAGGAATAGTAAATAAAGTTTTAGGAGATGTTAATGGAATTAGTTTTGGTAACCATTGGACTAGTACAGAAGTAAATGGAAATTCTGCGTGGGCTTATTCAACTGCAAATGGTGCTGCTTTTACTTTTGGAGCGTATTCTGCTCAAGGTCTAAAAAATGATAATTTTTTAGTCCGACCGGTTCGTATTCATAATATCTAGAACATGGAAATAAGAAAAATTTCTGTTGGGCCTGACTATAAAGGAGGTGCAATGCATTACATTGTAGGACAAAAAATTTTAAATGAAACGTATGAAATACATTTAATTAAACTTGAAGACTTTACTCAATCTATAAAAATATTCATCATAAACGAATCAAATGAGATTCTTTTATGGAAAGAATTTACACAAACTATTCCAATCTCTATTGAATACAATATATTTTATTAATGAAATCCCCATTTTATTTTATTGTTGAATCTTTAATAAATAAGAGGTACAACAATACAAAAACCATTAGTGGATTAGAAGTTATTACAAGTACATCTGAAGAAGACTATATATCTTCAAATAGATTTGCTAAGGTAATAGAAGTTCCATTGGGTTACAAAGGCCCAATATCTTCAGGCGACACATTGCTTGTCCATCATAATGTATTTAAGTACTATTATGACATGAAGGGAAATCAAAAAAGTGGTAAGAGTTTTTTTAAAGACGACAAGTTCTTCATTGAACCCGACCAATTCTATATGTATAAAAAGGATGACATATGGTATTCTTACGACAAGTATTGTTTTGTTAAACCAATAGATGCTATTGATTCTTATATAAAGAAACCATTTAGTGATGAGCCTTTAATGGGTGAGATGTTATATCCAAATGATTATCTAATTAGTAAAGGAATAAACAAGGGTGATTTAGTATGCTTTTCACCCGACAGCGAATATGAGTTTACTGTTGACGATGTAAAAATGTACAGGATAATAGACAATCAAATAACAATGAAATTAAATTAATGGACACAAAAGAAATAAAACTAAAAATAATAGCAGCAGGTCATAAGGCAGTTGAGCAATTAATAAAAGTTGCAGAAGAAAATATTATTAAAAAAGATTCTGATGATGAGTTGGCTGCAGATAGGTTAAAGAACGCTGCTATGACAAAAAAGTTAGCGATATTTGATGCTTTTGAGATACTAAATAGAATAGAACTAGAAAGAGAAGGGCTTGAGGCTTTAGAGAAGGGAGTAAGTAAAACAGATACTAAACAAGGGTTTGCGGAAAGACGTTCAAAATAACTTATATAGTATACAAAAAGATTTTGTATCACCATCTATACTGTCCAATAAAAATAGGGCAAGGTCTTGGATATATGGCTATGATGATAAGTACGACATAGTTGTTATATCTAAAAATGGACAGGTAGGTCAAATAGTAAATATATCAGGGTTAAATATAGGACTCCCTCCTGTGCCCGAGAAAGTATATAAAAGAAGCGATAAAAAATCTGAGCAGTATTGGCAGAGAGAAGACTTACCAAGAGAGCTGTCAAAGATACAATCAATTTTCCATTGGAATGAAATGCCATCACAATTTAAAGATAGATTGGTAGATTACATTGAGAATGAATTTGATTATAGAGAACGTGGCTTTTGGTTTATGAATAATGGAGAGCCAACATATATTACAGGTTCTCATTATATGTACCTACAATGGGCAAGTATTGACGTTGGATACCCTGACTTTAGAGAAGCTAATAGAATATATTGGATTTATTGGGAAGCGTGTCGTGCCGACAATAGGTCATTTGGAATGATATACCTAAAGATAAGACGTTCGGGATTTTCTTTTATGGCATCTTCTGAATGTATTAATGTTGGAACTCTTGCAAGAGATTCAAGGGTTGGAATACTATCTAAAACAGGAGCGGATGCTAAAAAAATGTTTACAGATAAAGTTGTTCCAATTAATAGTAGACTTCCATTTTTCTTTAAGCCTATTATGGATGGTATGGACAAACCAAAAACTGAGTTGTCTTTCCGTATACCTGCATCAAAGATTACAAAAAAGAATATGTATAATTCTGAGGAAGATACAATTGAGGGGTTAGACACATCAATAGATTGGAAGAATACAGAAGACAACTCTTATGACGGAGAAAAGTTATTGTTCTTGGCTCATGACGAGAGTGGAAAATGGCTAAGACCAAATAACATTAAAGAAAATTGGCGAGTAACTAAAACTTGTCTTAGATTGGGTTCTAAGATTATTGGTAAGTGCATGATGGGTTCAACCTCAAATGCTTTGTCAAAGGGTGGTAGCAACTTTAAAGATATCTATGAAGATTCTTCAGTACTACATAGAAATGCAAATGGGCAAACTAAAAGTGGACTATACTCATTGTTTATTCCTATGGAATGGAATATGGAGGGGTTCATTGACTTGTATGGTATGCCTGTATTTTATGCTCCTGAAGAACCAATACTAGGAGTAGATAAGATATTAATAAAGAATGGCGCTATTGATTATTGGGAAGCGGAAGTTGATTCATTAAAAAGTGATGCTGATGCATTAAATGAATTTTACCGTCAGTTTCCAAGAACAGAATCACACGCTTTTAGGGATGAAAGTAAACAATCGATATTTAATCTAACAAAGATATATCAGCAAATTGATTACAATGATTCAACAATAAGAGAACACCATACCACTCGTGGTAGTTTTCATTGGAGAGATGGTATACAAGACTCAAAAGTTGTATGGACACCTGATTCTAGGGGAAGATTTTCTGTGAGTTGGATTCCAAGCAAATCAATACAGAACAATGTATACAATAGAAATGGAACTTCTCATCCCGGCAATGAGCATATTGGGTCATTTGGATGTGACTCATATGATATATCTGCTGTAGTAGGTGGTAGAGGTTCAAACGGATCGTTACATGGAATGACAAAATTCCATATGGATGAAGCTCCTGTAAATGAATTTTTTTTAGAGTATATTGCAAGACCGCAAACTGCGGAGATATTTTTTGAGGAAGTACTAATGGCTTGTATTTTTTATGGTATGCCTATACTAATAGAAAACAATAAGCCAAGACTACTATATCATTTTAAAAATAGAGGATATAGAGGGTTTTGTTTGAATAGACCTGACAAGTTGTATAATAAGTTGTCTAAGACAGAACGCGAACTTGGTGGTATACCAAACTCATCTGAAGATGTAAAGCAATCACACGCGTCTGCTATTGAATCTTATATAGAGAAATTTATAGGAATGGACTTAGCAGGTAACTACAGGGATTCAGATGAAATAGGCACAATGCCTTTTACAAGAACACTAGAAGATTGGGCTAAATTTGATATAAACGATAGGACTAAATTTGACGCTTCAATTAGCTCAGGATTAGCTATAATGGCTAATCAAAAACATATATACATACCGGAGAAAAAAGAGTCAAAAATTAGCATTAACTTTGCAAGATATAGTAATGATGGAAACACAAGTCAATTAATTGAATGAAAGATACGATAATAGACATAACATCTGCTTCATTTCCAAGTCAGTTAGCAACAGACAGCGATAAAGCAACAGAAAAATTTGGACTTCAAGTTGGACAAGCTATTCAATATGAATGGTTTAGAAAGGATGGGGGGTCTTGTAGATTTTACAGTCAATGGAGAGATTTCCATAGACTCAGACTGTATGCTCGTGGAGAACAGTCTATTGCAAAATACAAAAATGAATTAGCGATTGATGGTGACTTATCTTACTTAAATTTAGATTGGACACCTGTTCCTATTCTTCCAAAGTTTGTAGATATTGTAGTTAATGGTATGTCGGATAGACTATTTAAAGTTAAGGCATATTCTCAAGACGCAATGTCGCAACAAAAAAGAAGTAGATTCCAAGATATGGTTGAAGGACAAATGGTAGCAAAAGCTCCACTTGAAGTTATTCAACAAAAAACAGGAGTCAATCCATTCATTATGCCCCCTGAAGATTTACCTAAATCAGATGAGGAGTTAATGCTTTATATGCAGTTAAATTACAAGCCTGCTATTGAGATTGCTGAAGAAGAAGCTATTAATACAATCTTTGATGAAAACCATTACCAAGATACTAGAAAAAGAATAGACTATGACTTAACGGTAATAGGAATTGGTATAGCAAAACACGAATTTCTTTTAGGCTCGGGTGTAAATGTTTCATATGTAGACCCTGCTAATGTTGTTTATAGTTATACTGAGTCACCAACTTTTGATGATTGTTTTTATTGGGGTGAAATTAAAACACTTCCAATTACAGAGTTATTAAAAATTAAACCTACATTAAAAAAAGAAGAGTTAGAGAAAATATCTAAAAGCAGTCAAGGTTGGTATGACTATTATAATGTATCTCAATTTTACGAGAATAGTTTATTTTCTCAAGATACTTGTACGCTACTTTATTTTAATTATAAAACAACAAAGAAAGTAGTATATAAAAAGAAATTACTTGAAGGCGGTGGTTCAAGGGTTATTGAAAAAGATGACACATTCAATCCTCCTACTGAAATGATGGAGGAAAACAATTTTGTTAAAATTGAAAAGACCATTGATGTTTGGTATGATGGTGTAATGGTAATGGGAACAAACATTATCATTAAGTGGGAAATGGCTCAAAATATGGTCCGCCCTAAATC